AATTACCATTTCCTGGTATTAAAGGTGCTCAAGATACAAAACCAACAATAGTACAAATTCCATGTATGGAAATGTTCAATGAACCTTGTCCTATTCTATCAGAAGTTAGAACTTGGTTTAAAGATCCATCTCTAGAAGACATGGGTAGAAAATATTGGAAAAAACGCAGTTATATTTTTCAAGGCTTTGTAGTACAAAGTGATATGGTTGAGGAAAGCGTTCCAGAAAATCCAATTAGACGTTTTGTAATCTCTCCACAGATTTACAAAATTATTAGTAGTGCATTGATGGATCCTGATTTTCAGGAAATTCCAACAGACTATGAAATGGGTACTGATTTTAAAATTACTAAAGGTAGTAAAGGTCAATATGCAGATTATGGTACAAGTAACTGGGCTCGTAGAGAGCGAGCATTAGATCAAACTGAGCGTGATGCAATTGCAGATCATGGACTGTTTAATCTTAATGACTTCCTTCCAAAGCGTCCAGATGCAGAAGCACTAAATGCAATCTTTGAGATGTTTGAAGCAAGTGTTGATGGTCAGCTTTATGATCCTGAGCGTTTTGCAGCATACTATAGACCATATGGTATGGATGCACCTTCAGGAGCACCTGCTCCAGCATCAGCAGTAGAAAAACAAGAAGATCCTGCGCCAGTACAAGATACAGGTTGGCAAGAACCAAAAGCTGAAGAGGCTCCAGCACCAGCGCCAGAACCTACTCCAGCACCTGCAACTGCAAGTGGCAACGATCAGCCAAGTGCTCAAGACATCTTAGCAATGATTCGTCAACGTAAAGAATCTTAAAAATTTAATGGAGACGACTTGAGTCGTCTCCTATACTAATTCTATTGGAGAGATAAATGGCAAGACCATTCGATGTAAGTAAATTCCGTAAAAGTATTACAAAAGCGGTTCCAGGTTTAAGTGTAGGTTTTAATGACCCTGATACCTGGATTTCAACAGGTAATTATACCCTTAATAAATTAATTAGTGGTGACTTTCACAAAGGTATTCCACTAGGAAAAGTAACCGTACTAGCAGGCGAAAGTGGTGCTGGTAAAACATTCATTGCATCAGGTAACATTGTAAAAGAAGCACAAGACCAAGGAATCTTTGTTATATTAATTGATAGTGAAAATGCTCTAGATGAAAAGTGGCTACACGCACTAGATGTTGATACAAGTGAAGATAAGTTGCTTAAACTTAATCTTGCAATGATTGATGATGTAGCTAAAGTTATCAATGATTTTATGAAAGATTATAAAGCAGAGTATGCAGATAAAGATCCTGAAGGTAGGCCTAAAGTTCTTTTTGTTGTAGATTCTCTTGGTATGCTCCTTACTCCCACTGATGTGGATCAGTTTAGTAAAGGCGATCTAAAAGGTGACATGGGTCGCAAGCCTAAGGCACTTACAGCACTTGTACGCAACACAGTAAATATGTTTGGTGAATTTAATGTTGGACTAATTGCAACTAATCATACATATGCATCACAAGATATGTTTGATCCAGATGATAAGATTTCAGGTGGACAAGGATTTATCTATGCAAGTTCAATTGTCATTGCAATGCGTAAGTTAAAACTAAAAACAGATGCAGATGGCAATAAAACATCACAAGTACACGGTATCCGTGCTGCATGTAAGGTAATGAAAACACGTTATGCAAAACCTTTCGAAAGTGTACAAGTTGAAATTCCTTACGAAACAGGCATGAGTCCATATAGTGGACTAGTTGAGTTTTTCGAAGCTAAAGGCGTTTTAAAGAAGTCAGGTACTAGGCTAGAATATACAAGTCCTGTGACTGGAGAAGTAATTACACAATTCCGTAAAGTATGGGATCGTAATGAAAATAATTGTCTTGATACACTGATGGACGAGTTTAATTCACAACCAGAAGAAGTGCAAGATGCACTTCCAGAACAACAAGAACATATAATAGAAGAGGCAGAAATAAATGTTAGTGAATGATAGTGATCTAGAATATACATTTGCAATGTATGATAGTGCAATTAATTTACTAAGTGAAAGAGATAAACCCTTAATGGCAGAAGAAGTAATTAGACATTTGGCAGATTTTGGTATAGACATTAGTGCTAATGCTACAGAAATTGCTGACCATTGTGAGTTACTAGAAGTTGCTGTACAAGAATACTTGGAACAAGAAAACGAAGATGTTGATATGTTCGAAGAATACAACGAAGATGATGAAGAATACGATTACTAATGAGTATCTGGTATAACAAAGTAGCGGGAAATTTGGGGGAGATAGTGAATGCTGTCTCCCACTTTGAACGTGAACTCGATCAAGCGAGATTAGAAACGTCTATGAAAGGTGTTGTTGAAAAACATAGTCGAGATATGCCAGGTATTGTAGAACATCGTTTTAATCAATTACAAGAAGTAGAAGCAATACTAGAACATCTAAATACTGAAATGAGAAAATTACGTAGTAAAATTTTTCGTAAGTATTTAGAAAATTATAATAGAGCATTAAGTAGCAGAGATGCAGAAAAGTTTGTTGATGGCGAACAGGAAGTTGTTGACCTACAATACTTAATAAATGAATTTAGTTTAGTGCGTAATAGATTTATAGGTATTATTAAAGCACTAGAAGCAAAGCAATTCCAAATAAACAATATAGTTAAACTACGAGCAGCAGGACTTGAAGATATTTCATTATGATGAAATATATATTTACACCAATGGTATCCTTTTTTATCATGCTAATATGGGCTGCATCATTTGGTGAAACTATAGAATATTTGATTCCAGGTGAAAATATGCTGGAAGAATATATCCTTATAAATCAGTTATGGTTAACAGGATGTATTATTAAATCCCTACGTAATAAAATAGTAAAAAGTTAATTTTTTTAGTTGACAACCAATATACTTTACTTTATAGTAATAAAGTAATTAAAACTTTGTGAGTGTGTTATGAAATTCGAAAACTATACAATACTAGATGCTCTTGCGTTTGCTATTGAGGTCCATGAAGATCAAGGCTTTATTAAAAGCGGACATGGTGTAACTCGTTATAATGAAGATGGAACTTTGGAAATTAAGGTTCCTGACAACAAAACACGTATACTTGAGTTTATTAGAGAAGAAAAACGACCTAAAAAAGAATTTCTAGATAAAGCAAATAAAATGCTTGATAGAATTAATGGTAAACTTATGCTGAAAAAACTTACTAGTAGTGTAAACAATTTTGAACTATCTCTTATCAAAGTTCTTAGTGAAGATCTTAACAAATTTGCAGTTAGCTTGATTGCAAGTATGCCTAATAGCATTACTATTGATGAAAAAAGAGAAGCATTCCAAGACAAAATGAATAAAATTAAACATTCAAGTGTATACTTTGGAAAAAAAGGTGTGCGGTATGAGCTTGATGTAGATGTGTTGGATGTTAAATTTATTCAGTCAAGTGATGTTTACATGATTACTACACTGTATAAAGATCGAGACATTATCAAGTTTTGGTGGAGAGAGCAGCCAGATATTAGTGATATTATTATGGACAAAACTATTAGTATCAAAGCAACTGTAAAGACACATGAACTAAGCAAATTTTCAGGTGCTAATGAAACACTTGTAAATAGGGTAAAAATAACCAACACTAAATAGTTTTATGAATGTGTGGAAAAATCTTAATAAAATAGAGTTAGAAATAAGCGGCGATTGTAATGCCGCTTGTCCTTTATGTCCTAGGACAGAAGCAAATGTTCCGTTGCGTGGCAACGGTAATCATACTTTACAAGATATCATTAATGCATTTGAGCCTATTCAAGAAAGGTTTGAAGATGATGATTTTGAAGTAGCTTTATATGGACTTAGCGGAGATCCTATTTTAAATCCAGAATGCTACGAAATAATTAAGTGGTTTACAGATCGTAATGCTAATGTAATTATGAGTACTAACGGAGGCTATAATACTCCGGAATGGTGGGCAAAGTTAGCTCAGCTTGATAACTTGGTTGTAAAGTGGGCAATAGATGGAGCAGAAGAAACTAATCACATTTATCGTATAAATGTTGTTTGGAATACAGTTTTACGAAATTTAAAATCCTTTACTAATGCAGGGGGTAAAGCAGTTTGGGTGTTTATACCCTTTGATCATAATATGAACGAATTTAATACTGCTAAAAATATTGCAATAGAATTAGGATGTGGATTCGAATCTAAGACTAGTGGTAGAAATGCTGACCACGAAGAACAAGACAAAGCAGTACAAGTAAACAAACATAAAAAGAAAGAAGAACCTAAAGAGAGAAAGTATAAGCAAAGTAAAACTATACCACATAGAGATCTTTCTAAACTTAATAAGATTCGTAATGAATTAGACGCAATGGAAAATCAAGAATCCTATGATGACAATTTAATTCAAGATGCTATTGATACTATAGAATGCAAAGCACTTAACGAGCCTGAGCTGTATGTAAGTGGAGATTTTAAACTTTATCCTTGTTGTTTTTTACATGATAGTGAAAGGTTTAAAAATACACCTTGGGGAGAATTAGAGTCTGGATGGAACGATTTAAGGAAGCATGATTTACAAACAATAGTAAATCAAAAACCTTTTGTAGAATTAAAAGAAAGATGGAATCCAAACAATGCAAATTTTGTTAAAAGATGCCTACATCAATGTGCTGATAAAAACTCCCATCGTACAATTATTAAGAAAATAGTTGGAAAAAAATTATAAATTACTGATTTTAATAAGTATTTTTGTTCACTTTTTAGTTGACAACCAAAGCGTATTGCTTTAAAGTAAAGGAGTAAGTTAAAAAACATGGAGATAAAAATGGCAGCATTAAAACAAAAACGCCGTAATGCCAAAGCAACTAAAATTGTTGAAGTTGTAAATGATGCAGTAGACAACCCTAATGAGACAGATGAGCAAATTATCGAACGTATGCGTGAGCGGTTTGAGATTTTGGACGACATGACACAAGCATCAATTGACGGTGTTGTGCGTGGTATGGTTGTTACAGGCCCTCCAGGTGTAGGTAAGAGTTTTGGCGTAGAAGCTGTGCTAGAAAAGAACAGCTTATTTGATAAACTTGCAGGTAACAAACTACGGTTTGAGGTTATTAAAGGCGCAAGTAGTGCTATTGGTTTGTACAAGGTACTGTACCAAAATGCAGACAAAAATAACGTGCTTGTATTAGATGACTGTGATACTGTGTTGTATGACGAGACATCACTTAACCTGCTTAAAGCTGCACTTGACTCTAGCAAGAAGCGTAAACTAAGCTGGAACACAGACAGTGCATTGCTACGTCGAGAAGGTATTCCAGATACATTTGAGTTTAAAGGATCAGTTATCTTTATTACTAACCTCAAGTTTGATAAAGTACGTGGTAAGATTAAAGATCACTTAGATGCTATTATGTCACGTTGTCACTATCTAGACTTGACTATGGATACTACACGTGAAAAGGTACTACGCTGTAAGCAGATTGTACAAGACGGTATGCTTAACGAGTATCAGTTTACCAAGGATGAAGAAGCAGAAGTTATGAACTTCATGGTAGACAACAAAGACAAGATGCGTGAAATTAGTTTGCGTATGGTTACAAAACTTGCAGACTTGAAAAAGTCAATGGCAAGCAAGTGGAAGCGAACAGCAGAAGTTACTTGTATGCGTCGAGTATAACACAAATTTTTTCCAGGAGACCCGCTACGGCGGGTCTTTTCGTATATAAATACCTTTATGGAATTTATAATAAAAGCAATACTAGGTGGTATAATTGTAGCAAGTGTGGTAACTGCGGCTCAACGTGGTAATCCTACATTAGGTGCATTAATACTAGGAATACCACTAGGTACAATAATTAGTATCTTGTTTATGTATTACAGTGGTGTAGAAATATCTGTATTTCAACAACTAGCTACAGAAACTGTATATTTTGTTTTAGTAAGCCTAGTATTCTTTCCAGTTTTTGTTTATGGTTTGTACTATTTTCATTTTTGGATATCATTAAGTAGTGCAATAGCAGTTACAATGGCATGTTTACTTGTACTTAAATGGTGGTTAGAATCTTAACTAATTGACATCTTTGATGTTTTAATGTATATTAAGTATATGAAATGTAAACTTATTATTAAAGACGAAGTAAACTGTAAGTTTGAAGGTCTAGATCTCAATACACGTAAAAAAATGGAAAAAGAACTAAAGTTCTTTTTGCCTTATGCTTATCATGTTCCTGCATATAAGTTGGGAAGATGGGATGGCTGTGTCAGCTATTTTAGCATTGGAGGAGCGACATATATCAATCTACTTGATAGATTGCTTCCTATTATTTTACAAGAAAACTATAATGTAGATATACAAGATTTACGTGTAAATTGGAATTTAGAATTTGATGCGGTAGATGAAACAACCTTTCAGCATAAGACATGGCCACAGGGACATCCTGTAGAAGGACAGCCTGTTACACTGAGAGATTATCAGATTGAGATCGTTAATAAGTTTTTAGAGACACCACATTGTTTACAGGAGATTGCTACAGGTGCAGGTAA